ATTAGATTTAATGGTTTTACTTTTTATCATTTCCAAATATCATTGTGTCCATTTTCTTGGCACGTTCTTGTTCATTTCTCTTATTAGTTCTTTCAATGTGTTTATCCATACTCATTGTACCAAAATCTATTTGGTCTGTTCTTATTGCTTTTGCCATTGGAGTATCTCTTAGTACAAACTGTGTGCTCCACTTTGGAGGGTGTGCTCGTTTGCCACACGAAGGACAGTTAAACATTCCTTCTGGATTAGGTTTGCTACAATGCTGACAATTATCCATACTACATATAAGTTACTATGTAAGCAACCCTAGTTGCATCTAGCTTTACTGTGTTAATTGAAATAATTGTATTATCTGTTAATGTAGCAACAAAGGTTTTAACTTCATTTGCTAACGAACCGCTTACGCTACTAGCACTTACGCTAATATCATTTATAATAACTTTTACTTCTGCTCCGCTGTAATTTGCCATTTCTTTCTCCAATTAAAATTAAATTTTTAGGATGTTCGGGGTTGCTCCTTTATACGAACAACCCCACAGTATCCAAAACTGTTAATCCTCACGGATTAGTTTATGATAGTGTCATATGGTCGTTATCGTGTTGTGCTCCAAACACATAATAGTTTAAACCATCACACACGAGTTCAGCCCAATCACCTACAGCTGCTCCAGAAGCCCAAACTAATTCATCAACTCCTGATTCTGCTGATTCTCCGCCTGAAGAGTCTGCAGAAACAATTAAACCAATTAAGGTATCTTCTGCTGAATTAGGGATTACTTTCACTGCGTTAGATGCTGCTGATGTAAGAATGAATTTAGCATTCCATCCAGCACCTGCTGCTGCTGCAGTAGGTAATGTGATACTATAAGCAGAAGCTTGGCTAATTGTAAAGACCTTACCTGAATCTGCTGCAGTTAAAGTTCTAGCTGCTGCGATTCCTTCTACTTTGTGTTTAAAATCACTAACACCACTATTTACTTCTAAATATGCACTCTTAGCCATTTTATACTCCTTCCAAGTTAATCAAGTAATGTGATTCAGGAAGACATACTTCAAGACCTGCTTCTGTAAGAATCATATCTTTTCTTAAGTCTTCATCTGCACCTTGTACATTTGTCATAACTTGTGTATCTCTGTTAATACCATTACCAACAAGTGGTCTGTAGTATAGTTTACTCATATCAGCTAACATCATTAATCCAGATGAATGTCCTCTGAATAATGGTTCTTTAACCATAAACATAGAACCGTGAACTGTATTGATTTCCATTAACTGGTGACCAAACTGTCCTGATAGTTCATCCATATTGATTTGATATTGAGTTGATGCTGTTGAATTATCAGCAAAGAAACCATCTCCCATTTTGTTGAAGAAGGAAATCACTGGAAGAGAAGCTAATGCTAATCTTTCATTTGAACCCCCTCTTGCTGGGTCGAACAGAACTTCAAAGTCACTTAGTAATCTGTCATATGTCAATTCAGCTGCTTTAGCTGTTCTGAAATAACCTTTACCAGAAACGTATGATAAGTTATCTGTTCCACCTACAACGGTGCTGTTTTTGATGATATGTCCAACAAGACCTTCAGTGTACTGAATGTCACCAACTCTTGCTTTTTGGTTGAAGAGCATAGCTCTTTCAATGTCGATTTTGTGCTCTCTCATTTTTTGAGCTAACACTCTCTCGAACTCGTTTGATACTCCACGTAGTTGTGTAGCATACGCTGTGTTTGTAATCTCAGCTGCTGTTTTGAAAATCTGGGTGTACCCATAATTATCTTCTAAGCTATCTGAGAATACGTCTGGTGAACCTGTACCTTCTCCATATGCAGTACCAATGATTTGTGCTCTTTTATTATCTAAAAGTTTGTTTGCATCGGTTGCAGTTGAAGAAACAGATATTACTTTACCTGTAAAGGTAGTTTGGTTGTTTGATGAATCCTGAACTGGTGCATCTTCTACTCTACATACGATGTTCGCATATACAGCATCGTCAGCAGTATCGCCCATAGTTCTTACAGCAAATACCATACCTTTAACAAGAAAGTCCACAGCAGCACCATCTGGTGTATCTACAATAAATGATACTGTATCACCAGCAGCTTGTGTTGCACTACCATCGTGATTACCTTTTAAAAGGAACTCTCTACTTGTATAATTAATCTTTGTTCTATCTTCAAGATAACGAAACAATGAATCATCAGTAGGAAGTTTAGCAGTTTGACTCAAGTAGACGAAGAAAGGACTTTCTTCAGGTGCTAATTCAGCAATCCTATCAGAAAAGTTATATAGTCTTCTTCTATCTGGAGCAACTCCATAATCAGCAGATAATGTAGCATTAGACAAGTCTGTTTGTTTTATTTGTCCGCTTATTGCCATTTTATTCTCCTAGTTATTTACGTTTTATTCCTTTACTAATGCTACCAGCATTTGCTGCATTTAGGATTTGGTCCCACATTCCATCTTGTTCAGACTTGGTAGGAACACTTCCACCTTGCAAAACTCCTGCTGTACGGGCTTGATTACTTGTGTCTGGCTTTTGAATAACAGGTTCTTTGTATTCACCTTTATTCATTTTAAAAAGTTTGACTAAGTTATCAAGAGGAACATTGTCTTTTGGCTGTTGAGCAAAACGCATAAATTCCTGCACTTCGTCTTTATTCATACCAAAATCACTTTCAAGTTTATTCATTGTGTTTGAAATAAACTGTTTCTGTTCTTGCCCTCTCATAGCATTGTTTACAGCATTATTTATTCTAGCTTCTTCTTGTTTCACACGCATTTCGTATGATGGAGAGCCAGGTTTGTTGTACGCATCCCACGGATTGAACTCGTCATCTTGTAACTGTGCTGTCTCAGTTTTCTTATCTTCACCAGTATTACCGACAATACTATCTCTTAAAGTCTCTACAAGGTCAGGTCTCTGCTCTAGTAAGTTCACTAGCGGTTTGTATTGGTCCATATGCTTTTTTTCTGCTTCAGCTTTGTCATACATAGACTGAAACTTCTTAGCTTCTTTTTGCCAATCCATTGCTTCTTGTGCTCCTAAAGTACCTTCTTGTTGAGACCCAGCTTGAACCGTATCCATAGATTCTACAGCTTGAGTATCGGTTTGTGATGTTTCATTACTCATATTTACTCCTTCGATGTCTAGTCCTCTGCTTGAGCAGAACCACGCTTGACTTCAGCCTCTACGACTTTTAGTTCTCCACGCAATTTCTCGAGTTCTAGCAACACCTTATCGTTTAGTTTGTTTTTACTTATACGCCTATCGGCAGTGGCGTTAGCTTCTATATCACGTAAACGAGTCTTAAATTTCTCAACTTCAGTTCGTTTTCTATCTGATATAGATTCTCTTGTAGCCGTTTGCAGGTCTCCCTGTAAATCTTTAATTGTTTCTGACATACCAGCCATTTGTTGTTCCATAGCTGCTCTTTGATTCATACGATTTAAAATACCTTCTTTATCAAAGATGTCTGGGTTTTTCTTTAATACTTCTACTTGGTCTACTAATCCCATTTGGAATGCTTCCATATACACAGCTAACTCTGCGTATTTACTTGTTGGCAATGTAGAACCTGACTCAATACCAACATCGTGCTGTTCTAAATTGTGTTTATCTTTCTTCAAGTCAAACACAACTCTTGTTTTGTCAGAATATATTTGTGCTAATTGTTCTGTTATATCATTGTTAGGTTGTACCAAACGCATAAGCTTTGGTACGTCATAATGTGTTTTTGCATAGTTGTACATTACTTTTCCAAGTCTTTTAATACTAAACTCTACATCTCTAAGTTTAGATTTAGGTCTTTCACTACCTAACGCTATAATTCTTTCTGTACCTCTTGCAGTTTGTGGTTGGTCTCCAACTCCTTGCATTATCTCAGGAATACCAAAAATAAAGTTTATATAGAACTCACATTGCTGTATCAATCTATAAAACTCTCCAGTCAAAGGTTGTGGTGCTGGATAGTGTGGCTCACCTTGTGATGAGTCTACTTCAATAACTGCGTTTGGATTTGCCCAATCTTTTTCTAATTGTGAAATATTTTCTACACTTCCAATAGGAACCATAAGTTTTAAACCTGCTGATGCCTGTGCGTGAGATAGTGCTAATGACCATAACTTATTTAACAAACGTTGCATTGGTCTTGCTCTGGAGACATCAGAACGAGGATAAGGGGTTTGAGTCCAAACGTTTGCAATAGGCACTATTGGGTATACATCTGTGTTTAATATAGTTTCATACAACACTACCTCACCAATACTTGCAACAACTTTAATTCTATTTTGATATACTTGGATAATATCTACCTTACCCATCTCAACCAATTCTTTGTTTTGTTCTAAAAATATTCTAAAGTCTGCCTCATCAACAATAAACTCTTTACCATTTTCATTATCCATCAAACGATAAAAAGGAACTTTAACTTTTGTAAACCTTTCCAATATTTGAAAACGTTTATAGTTTTGTTCTGTATATCCTCTTACTGTATCAGGTGTATATGTATTCAAAGAGTTTTTATTTATATTGTCAGGATAGTCTTGCTCATTAGAGTATGTAGATATTCTGTCAATCAATGGGTCAATCTCTTCTCCTGTTTCTGGGTCTACACTTGCACCTAATTCAGGATATAAATTCAATACTTGTGTTTCTGTAAGTATCGTAGACAAGATTATGTTATCTGCATCTGTAAAAAATCTATCTCTGGATGAAGCTGGGACATACACTCTGAACGGGTCAAGGTATGAAAACTTTACATCCCCCTTACCAAAGTCAGAGTCATAGTCAATGTAAGCATATAAAAATCCAAGCCCTACTACGCAGTAATCGTGTATCGCTTGTTTTACCTGTGCGTCTCCTTCAGAGTTCTGCCAGGCAAATCCCATTACCTCTCTCCAAAGATAGGCTAATGATGTGTCTGAATCCTCCCTTGGCTGCACTGTAAATGCAGGAGGTCTTGATGTCAGCATACTTTTTAATCTTTCAACAGCTGGAGATATTCTGTCCATAGGAACATCTGCCTGGTTTCTCGCTGATAATTCGTGAGATTCTGTTTCTGTGAAATGATTACCTAAGTAAAAATCTAAATCTTGTCTAGCATCTGTCTCCCAAGCCTTTCTATCATTCTTATATCTGTCGAATAGTTCTCGGTTGGTTAGTGCTCTTTTGTCATATTCCATATTATTCCTTAGAAAAAGATGTATTTTATTGAGTCAAATTTACGAATTTTGGTAAAGTTTCAGCAAGAACTATCAGTCAATACTACCTGTTATCCAGTTATAAACCTTGTTTTTCTTAATATTAACTTGTTTTTCTAGCCTGTCTTTAAAATTTTTAGCATCTATGGCAGTGCTACTAGGAGCCTTAGCAAAATAATCTGCATAGTATAATGCATCCATAAGGTCATCGTTCTTTGGTTTTGGATGTTCAAACAACTCATCTACTATCTCAGTCATATGTTTTTTGATATATAGCTTCTTAGAATTTACTATGGGACCAAGTGTTGTTTCTAATCTATCTTCTTTCCTAATACCATATGGAGGCTTTACCCCTTTGAATATACCAGGCATCAATCTTTTATCAGCCACAGATATTCTACTTGTCATATCTCTTACCATTTCTTGTGCAGCAACAGTTTCAATACTCACTCTTCTTACAGGGCTATACTTTCTTGCCATCTTAACTATTTCTTCTGCCATATCAAAGGCTGGTATTTTTTCTCTAAAGTAATCTAAGATGTATCTATTTTTGTTTGCATCAATACCCATTACCAAAATAACTTGATAGTCTGATGTCTTTGTTGCGGTAGCTGCGAGGTCTACTCCAATATATACATTGATTGGTATGGCTTCATCATTATCAACTAAATAACAAAACCTATCACGAACTTCAAACTTATGATTGTAATATTGTATTCTATCTACTTTGAATGCAGCAGATGCAGAGTCTCTTGCATCATTCATATACTCTTGAGCAAACTTGTTTACCAGTCCTGCTTCAATAAATTCTTTTCGTTTGTTTTCTAATTTAGATAATGGAAACTGGTCTTCCCATAAGGGCTTTCCATCTTCAATAGCTCTATGAAATGTCAAGTCCCAAGGATAATCTCTGTTGTTGTCTTTTGCCTCTTTATATCCATCTACGATGTTTTGCAAGAAAGCGTCATAGTGCACAATGGTACCAGTCAGCCATATCCAACCTTCATTACCTGGAGTTTCTTCTAACGATGGAAACACAGTAGATACAATCCACTTCTTTAACTCTGCTCTTCTATCTGGTGTCTTGGTATTTAACTCTGATTCAAAGTCATCAAGAATAATACCAGTATATCTTACACCTACCTCTGCTCTACCACGAAGTCTCTGTGCAGAACCTTTGGCTATGATTCTATCACCTTTGGGTGTAACAATATCTTTTTCAGTCCATCTCTTACCAACTGAACCACCATCCATATTGCCAAAGTAATATCTTATGATTTCATTTTCTTCAAAGTGGTGTCGTATATATTTCAAATGGTCTACAGACTGACCTTGTTCTTCTGATACCCAAGCCACAAAGTTTTGTTTGTCTTCCTCAGCAAATAGAAACTTATGCATAATAGCAGCTTTAGATAAAATACTTTTACCCATACCACGAGGTATCACGTTACAAATACGTGCTCCTGGTTTATGTTGGATTAGTTTTTTGGCTAGGTCGTGGTGGAATTGTGGACTTTCAGATTTGTGTAAGAAGTCTTGTGGTAAGAATACACGACCAAAAAATATTAAGTCTTTGTATGCTTTGGCTAATATCTCATCTCTATCAGACATCTCTGACGCAGATGGGATAATATTAATCTTCTTGTTCTCCACTTTCAATTTGTTTCACTCCACTAAGTTGTAAGATTTCTTCTTTACTAAACCCAGTAAAGGCTTGACCAAGTAGTAACTGCTCTGACTTCTTTTCTTTTGGATACATACTTTGTATCTTCATAAAGTTTTCCAAAGCTCTTAGCTTTACTGCATCAGACGTGTCAGGGTTTTCTACAATATCCTTTGCCTGTTCTAATGTCCAGCGTTTGTCAATACCAATATCAGTCAGTAATTCTTCTATTTCTTTTTCCACTTCTTCTTTTATCCTAGTTTGTTTTAACAGCATTGATGATTTTACAGATGCTGTGTTTTTATTATTCGTTTCAAAACATTCTAAGTATGCTTGAACGGGTGCTTCGCCGTGTGCTATCATCTTCACAAAACGAATCTCTCTCCAAGACAAAGGCTTTTCTTCTATGTTAGTCCTTTTCTTGAATGAGTTATAATCTTTTTTGGGTGCTCCCTCCATCGTTCCTGAACGAAAACAAGGTCCAAGCAATGTGATATAATAATCATCTATTGCTTTAAGGGTAGTGTTTTTCATCTTCTTCTTACGAAGAATCTGTGTAACCTTGCCATCATCGGTTAGCACCCAATCATTAGGTTCTCCATCTCGCCAATCCTGAATCAGTTCTGCATCAGGGAATATCTCTCTAAACTCTTTCTCGTTATCAAACACATAACGAGGGACTCCTTTGATAATACGTTTATGCATTAGCCTTCAACAACATTACCCCATACCACGCATCTGCCATTGACAATCTCAATGACTTCTACTTGGAAGTTCCCACCTGGGAAAAAGGTAATGATACTGAATGCGTGATTCCAATTATGCAAACGACCTCGCAACCACTTGTTGCTTTCTCTTGACATATCTTTCAGACATCCAATTCCCCAAGCTCCAATAGTTCCTGCATCTAATTTGGTTAAGGTATGTCGTTGAACATCGTGGGTATGCCCGTACATAATATTGGCTCCATACGTTTCAAGATGTTTTTTAGCGTGGTAAGTAGTTGCGTAGGTACCGTGTATAAAATTTATCTTACCTAGTTTTAAAGGTAGATTGTATTCATAATACTTATACCCTCTTTCTTTTAGCTTACAAGCTTTTGGAAAGGTATACTCTTGCATATATGGGTAACGTTCTACAAAGTTATCCATCCAGAGTTCGTGGTTTCCTTGAAGCATATACTTCTCATTGACCTTGTGCTTTTTTAATTCGTAATCAATAATATCTAAACCAGCATTGACATCTCTGATGTCTTGGTCTAGGAATGGGATTTGATATTCTAAGTCTGGCAACTTCTTTCCTTTATACTTCCAAGGACTGAAGTGATGCCACTCACCCACATCACCTATATTGACATAGATGTCTGGTTTGACAATCTTGATTGCTTGTAATGCACAAGATAATGCTTTCATATCGTGCAACGGAAAGTGCACATCAGGAAAGACGATTGCTCTTTTAAGCTTTGATTTTTTTGCCATCTTCACTTATTGAACTCCCCCATATATCATCCTGCCCTACTAGTTCAGGTGTTTCCATCATTTCCACTACCTGAAATAATTCAATGAGGCGTTCCAATACATAGGGTTCTTCTGCAAATATCTCAGCATCACGTAATCGTTCGACTAAAAACTTCATACGTTCTATGCTTTCATTGAGTTCCATTTATTTTTTATCTTTCTTTTTTTTAGGTTTGTCTTCTTCTGCAAGACCTTTTAAAGCTGCGTAAGCACCTTTGACTTGTTCCATTGCTTGTTGTATTGTATTTATCTCAGCAACTAACTCGTCTCTTTTACTTAGCAACTCATCAAACTGTTGTTGATACTGTTGTATTTGTGTTTTTACTTTATCTTTCATAATACTAATGTCTCCTTATGTTTGTTAAAACTTACAATCTTTCGTCAAGTGTTTACAATAAATATCTACGTAAAGTCTCAAAAACAGAGAAAAATTAAAAAAAGTGAAAATAGTATTAGGAAAAGGAACAAAAATACCTTATCTTAAAGAACCTCTTTCAGGTTGCCATATTAGGGTATTACCCTATTAGGGTAACCATATTAGGGTATTCCTATTAGGGTAACCTAATTAGGGTACCCAAGACACACACTACATATTAGGGTTCCCGAATATTAGGGACCCTATTGCTGAAAAAAATTCCCAGAAAAAATTAGCCGATTTTGTGTGAGCTTGTTTTTTT